TCGGTTTATTCGTGAGTGGGATCGTCGTGCGGCGGAGTTGAATGTTTCTCCTGAGCGTACGCAGTCGGTTGTTGATGCGTTGCATCAGCAGGCTGTTGCTGGGAATACTCAGGCTGCTTCCTTGTATTTACAGTATATTGATAAGTTTACTCCGACTCGTAAGGTGGTGGTTGATGAGGCCGCTGTTGAGGGTTTGTCGGATTCTGAGTTGGCTGAGGCGTTGGAGGCTGAGGTCACGTTTTTAAGGGCGGTTCCTAATGGCAAATAGAAGAAGAAATGAGCGTCCGGGGCAACCGGCTGCGACTAGACGAGAGACTCCTAAACAGCGCAAGCCTCTGCGTAGACCTACTATGAGTGGCGGTGCTGCGGTGACTTCGCCGGAGGCGCGTCGTACTGGTTTAGGTGGTGGTTCTGTAGGAAAGACTATGGAAGAGCGCCGTAATCAAGGCAGACCCGGTAGAAATACTGAAGGTACGGGTCATTATGGCCGTGGGGCAAGGCCGGTTTCTCCTGAATGGGCGGCTTTAGGTTACCAATCTAACCAGCCGGTAAGAGTTTTGGATAATCCTTATCCAGAAGATAGTGGTGGGTTCTGGTCTAATTTGTATTCTGCAGTAACCGCACCCGGACAGGCTATTATTGATGATGTAAAAGGCTTACCCTCTAATATAGCCGGATTTTTTGATAACACTGGGATGCATCCTAATGCTTATCTTTCTCGTTTCATTGGGGATCAAACTTTTACTGAGGGTACCATAGGTTATGGTCCTTTTAGACAAAATGCGGCTGGCGATTGGTACGGTGGTCCCAGAGGAATAAACGTGCAAGGAAACATACCGGGTCGGCCTATGCCGGGTGTATTTCAAGGCGGTACAAGGCAGTCCGATGGTCAGCAGGTATTTGATGATGGGACTGGGAACTTTTACAGATATGAAAGTGATCCTCGCACAAGGTATGGGGCGGTGACTCCATGGTCTGACGTCATTACGGGGCATGGTCCTAATCCTTATGAACTTGACTTGTGGGGTTACGGGTACGACACCCATCAATACGGGCGAGATCGGCTTATGAACCCACGAAGAAGAATAGAATGGGTAGATGACTACCCGCATATTGAGACAACCCTTCCTATGGAGATTTTAGTCCATCCTCTTACCGTTACGGACCGAATGATTAATGAGTCGTGTCTCTGATCTACGGAGAGAGGCTGAATGGCGCAGATGCGTCAATGACGAAGAGCATTTTCTTCGCAATTATTGGCATATCGCTCACCCTGCTCACGGTAGGATACTGTTTGATCTCCGAGAGGCTCAAAGATACGCTCTCGGACATTGGGATTCTCACCGATACTCGCTAACCCTTAAAGCGAGACAGATCGGATGGTCCACCTTAGTGGCGGCCCATCAGTTCTGGCTGGCGTTCTTCCACCCTGATCAAAACATTATTGACCTGTCACGTACAGAACGTGAATCCGTTCTGTTGTTAAAGAAAACCAAATACGGGTACAAGCATTTGCCTGAATGGATGATAGACCGTGGTCCAAAATCGTTAATGGAACATCAACAACGAATGGCGTTTGATAATGGATCACAAATAACATCCATGCCTTCAGCGTCAGATCCGGCCCGTGGCGAATCTGCCTCCCTCATAGTGGTAGACGAATGGGCTTTCTTACCTAACCCTGAAGAAGCATGGGCTTCCATAGAGCCGGTAGCCGACGTTGGCGGACGCATCATCGGCTTATCTACCGCCAACGGCTCAGGTAACTTCTACCATCAACTCTGGGTAGGGTCGCAGACAGGCGTAAACAAATTTGCGCCTATGTTTTTTCCGTGGTCTGCGACTGAGGACCGCGCGGATGCGTGGTATCAGGAGAAAGTTGACTCTATGTTGCCTTGGCAACTCGCGCAGGAGTATCCTACTACGCCGGAGGAGGCGTTTATTAAGTCTGGTAACCCTGTTTTTGATTTGGATGTTTTGGAAAGCATGGAGTTGGAGTGCCGTGAGGGTACGTCTGGTTGGTTGCATTACGCTCAGGGCAGCGGTGTGGAGTTTAGAGTTTCGTGAGTTTAACTGTTTGGAAAGAACCTGAAAGTAACCATATTTACTGTATGGGTGTTGATACTGCTGAGGGTTTAGCGCATGGCGACTTTTCTTGTATTCAGGTTTTAGATGTGCGTACGGGCGAGCAGGTCGCAATATGGCATGGCCATATTCCTCCTGACGAATTAGCGCATGAAGTTAACAATCTCGGCTTGTGGTACAACAAGGCTTTGTGTTGTGTGGAATCTAACAACCATGGTTTGACTACGATTGTTCAGTTACGTCATTTGGGTTACCCGAACATGTTTAGGAAGCGTTCTTTGAATCAGGTCACTAACACTGTTTCGCAAGAGTTTGGTTGGAAAACTACTCGTACGTCTAAACCTTTATTAATTGATGATCTAGGTATGGCTTTACGTAGCGATGAGTTAAGATTGTATGATCGTTTTACTGTTGCTGAGTTGCGTTCTTATGTTCGTAATGAGCGTGGCACAATGTCTGGTTCTCCGCATGATGACCGTGTGATGGCTTTGGCGCTATCTAATCAGATGCGCCAATATGCTTTCATGCCGGAGTATGCTCCTGTTGTTGATGATTATTGGACTGTAGATTGGTTTATGAAAATGGTTATGAATGATGATTCTGATGCGCCTGACACTAAGATTGGTGCTGCAACTGTAAAAGGTTCTATTTAATTTGGGACACACCGTCCCTTCTATATGAAGATATTATTGGAGGATATTTAATGGCATCAAAATTTGTGTCCCATACAAGCGGTACCCGTACTGTTGATGGAACCGGCCAAAGTTCACGTATGGAGCGCGGTCAGTCCGTATGTTCCAATCCGGCTAAAGAGGGTACTTCTACGAATACGCAGAAGTCAGCCCCTCGTGCAGCAGGTAGCGGCGATCTAGGTGCTGGTACTAAAGCACGTAACACTCCGTTTAACCAACATGGAACTACAGGTAACGTAGAGCCTGCCGGTAAACAGCCTAAACATAGTCGCGGCTAGTAATGGCGGTTTTACCACCGTCTGCTACTTTTGAAGAGTTCAGCGCTTATTGCGCTGAATTAAATGGACCTCAGACGGATGAAGAGGTTGCTGAATTGTGGGAGTGGCGGCAGAAACTTTTGGGTTTCCAAGTCATAACTGGCGCTGGGTTTAGATCCATGCTTCCTGCCGATGAACAGCATATGACTATTAAAGAAAGAGGCGACAAGGCTTACGCTGAGGCGAAAGCGTCTGGTCGCAATATTGAACCTGTTGGAGCGCGGTGGGTGTAATGGCTCGTAAAACCCGTAAAGAAAAATATGAATTAATCAACGAGAGGCTTATAGCGTCTACTCGTTGGCGTGAAGAGATGGGTTATGACCGTCTTTGGCGGCGCATGATTGATCTTTACAGGGGTAAGCATTGGCCACAAACTACTTCTAATGAAGATTTGATAGCGGTAAATATAGCGTTTTCTACTATTAATGTTATCGCTCCTTCGGTTTCAGTTAATCATCCTAAAATTGTTGTAACACCTAATAAGCCAGAGGACGAGGATCGTTCTGCTTTTGTTGAAGCAGTAGTTAATCATCTTTGGAAGCATCACGATTTCCGCAGCCCGTTTAAACGCGCTGTTAAAGATTTTCTTATTTTCGGTCACGGCTGGATTAAAGTTGGTTGGAAGTTTGTTGAGCAGGAACGTGCGTTAAGCGACTCTGAAAGAGATGTTTATTTAGACGAAGCGATAATGGAGGCTGACACCTTCGCTATGCAGAACCCTGATTTGGCTGGAGATTTACCAACCGACGATGATTTGATGGCTAATCTGCCTTCAACAGAGATGACCATTGTTGAAGATCAACCGTTTGTTGAACGTGTGTCACCTTTTGATATTCTCGTAGATCCTGAAGCGACGTGCATGGATGACGCTAAATGGATCGCTCAAAGAGTGATACGTCCTTTAGATGAAGCGCAGGCTGATAAACGATACAAACCTTCAGCGAGAAGAAAATTATCTGCTGACGCTACTGTTACAGATGCGTTACAGAATCCTGCTAGAGATGACCGTTACGTTTCTGATGCTGAACGTGTAATCATTTGGGAATACTACGACATTATGGACAACACTATGTGTGTTATGGCTGATTCCGGCGACGAGTTTCTTGTGGACCCAACCCCTATGCCATATGCGTACGGTCAACCGTTTGTGATGATACGCAACTACGATGTTCCTGATTTCTTTTACCCTATGGGTGATTTAGAAGCAATAGAGTCTTTACAAGAAGAACTAGATAAAACCCGTAGCCAATTAGTTAACGCTAGAAAACGTTACGGGCGTAAATATTTATATCACGAACGTTCTTTTGGTCCTGAAGGCCGTGAGGCTTTAGAATCTGAACAAGATGGACGGTTTGTTCCTGTCGTTGACGAGAACAAACCACTGTCTGAAGTTGTTATGCCTTTGCCGCAGATACCTTTATCGCCTGAAGTTTACAATACTTCTTCAATTATTGAAAACGACATTAACGTTGTATCAGGTGTTTCTGAGTATGCTCGCGGTCAAATGCCTGAGATACGGCGTACCGCTACTGAGGCTTCAATTATTGCTGATGCTGGTAACGCTAGAGCGGCAGACAAGTTAGCGATTGTGGAATTAAGCATCGGCATGATTGCCCGTCGCGTAATCCAAGTTATGCAACAGTTCATGACTGGTGAGCAGATGGCTCATGTCGCCGCTAATGGTGGCGAAAATCTTTTCATTCCTTTCAACAGGGAAGACATTAT